AAGCCCGCTGCAAAACGTGGTGGCAGATAATGGGGGATAAGGATTTGACAACTCAGGTCGGCAGCCCCCGCACCATGACCCCAGACGAGATACTTGCCGCGCGCAAAACGCTGTCCCTCACGCAGGGGCAGCTAGCGCCGCTGCTGGGGTATGCACTCAAAGACCGCGTGTCAGAACTTGAGCGCGGCGTCCGCAAGCCCGGCGCCGCCGTTGCGCTGCTGCTGCGGGCGTATCTAGCAGGGTATCGCCCGCAGGATTGGCCATCAGGCGAGTGACGGCACAACCTGTTGCATTTGCCGCAACCTATGGTAGGTTAGCCCTAGATGCCCATTGCAGGCCGCATGCGCCGCTTGGTGCCGCAGGGACGAGACAGCCATACAGGCGCGGTCTCGCTCGCTGCGTAAGCTATTCCGCCATACCATCCCACTCGTGAAGCGCGGCCCTTGCGGCTGCCCGGAGGAAGGCAATGGACGAGCCTAAAAAAGCCGGTCCGCCATTTTTCCCGTGGACACAGGAAATCGAAGACGAGATTTTCGATAGGCTCGCCAAAGGCGAAGCAATCCGCAACATCTGCAAGGATGATTGGCTGCCATCATGGCAAACATTCAGCAGGCGTCTTGCTGGCGACGAGGCATTGCGGATACGATATGCCCGCGCGCGCGAAGAACAAGCCGACAAGCTGTTCGACGAATGCCTTGAAATTGCTGACCAATACGACCAGTCGGCGGAAAAAACCGAGGGCGGAACTGATCATATTGCCCGCGCTAAACTGCGGATCGACACGCGCAAGTGGATGGCCGGAAAGCTGCGGCCAAGGGTCTACGGCGACAAGATGGATCTGAGCGGCAATGTTGGATTCACCGTTACCATCGCAGGCGACGACGCCGAACTTTGAACTGACGGCCCGACAAAAGGAAGTGCGCGCAGTCTTTGCGACTGCGGCAAAATACTTCCTGATCTACGGCGGCTCGCGGTCGGGGAAAACGTTCCTGACGATCTACGTGATCATCATGCGGATGATCAAGGCGCCAGGGTCGCGCCATGTGGTGTTTCGGAATGACGGCATCGACGCAAAACAGTCGGTTGGTAACGAAACCATCCCGTCTGTTCTGAAGCTGGCCTATCCCGGCTTGACGCTGAAATGGCACGATCAGGATGGATATTACGAGGCGCCGAACGGTTCGCAACTGTGGCTGGCGGGGCTGAAGGACAAGGCCCGGCTAGATAAGGTTCTCGGCAAGGAATTTGCCACCATCTACCTCAATGAGGCCTCGCAGATCACGTTGGAGGCGTTCAGCGTGGTCCAGACCCGTTTGGCGCAAACTGTCATGCAGGCCAATGGCAAGCGCCTGCCCCTGCGGCTATACGTTGATCTCAACCCGACTGTCGCGGCGCACTGGACCTATCAGATTTGGGTGAACGGCACCCATCCGGCGGACAATCGGCCCGTGCCGCACCATGCCGAGCAATACCGGTATATGACAATAAACCCGGCTGACAATGCCAGCAATTTGCCGGAGGACTACCTTCAAGCCCTTGCCGCGCTGCCAGAGCGGATGCGGCGCCGGTTCTATGACGGGGCATTCACGGCGGACGATGACAACGCTCTGTGGCGCCGGGCTTGGATCAAGCGCGATAGCCTGCCGGAATACGGGCGCATCGTCATTGCACTGGACCCTGCCGTTACGAACAACCCCGGATCGGACGAAACGGGCATCATCGTTGCGGCGGCAGGGGCCGACAAGCGCGGCTATGTGCTGGCGGACGAAAGCGGGAAGTTTCGGCCCGAGCAATGGGCGCGGCGTGCTATCAGCCTGTTTGATACCTACGGCGCTGATTGCATTGTGGCCGAGACAAACCAAGGCGGCGACATTGTTGAGGCGCTGATCAAGGCCGAGGCACGGGGGCGGACGATCCCGGTCAAACAAGTGACCGCGACACGCGCCAAGCACGTCAGGGCCGAGCCTGTGGCCGCGCTTTACGAGCAGGGCAAGGTCAGGCACGCCGAAGAGTTTGCCACGCTGGAGGATCAAATGTGCGCCTTCACCGTGGACTTTGACCGCAAATCGCAGGGCTACAGCCCGGACCGCGTGGACGCCCTTGTGTGGGCCTTCACGGAACTCTTCCCAGGAATGACTTCGCGGCTGGTTAACCCCGCGAACTTCGCAATACCGCGCCAGCGCGGTGGATGGATGCGCGGATGAAAGATCAACCCGATGACATTCTGGAGGCCGCGCGTGAGCGGATGGATCGGGCAATCAATGCCGATTTGGACAACCGCAGCGAGGCGCTGGACGATCTGCGCATTCTGTCGGGCCTTGAGCAATGGCCGGAGCAGACGCGGCTTGAGCGCGAGGCTGGTGGGCGCCCGTGCCTGACGATCAACCAACTGCCGCAATTCCTGCGCAAGGTCACGGGCGATCTGCGGCAGATGAACCCGGCGATCAAGGTCAGCCCTGCGGATAGAGCGGCATCACCGGACGTTGCGGATATCATCGAGGGCATCGTGCGGCACATCGAATACCGCAGTGACGGACCTTCGGTCTACGAGCGCGCCGGGGAAAGCGCGGCGTCATGCGGTATGGGATTCTTCCGCGTCCTGACCGAGTATGAGGCCGAGGACAGCTTCAACCAAGACCTGCGGCTTGAAAGCATCGCCAACCCTTTTTCGGTCTATGTTGACCCGGATGCGGTGCTGCCAACCCGCGCCGATGCGGAATGGTGGTTCATCACGCAGCCGATGGACTGCGAGGAGTTTGAGCGCCAATACCCGGACGCCGCTGAATCGGACGTGGTCCGCGACGGCACGACAGACAACCTGTCGCACTGGCGCAACGGCGATTCCGTCATCATCGCGGAGTATTTCTGGAAGGAGCGCAAGTCCGCCAATCTGGTGCAGTTTGCCGATGGCCGGGTGGAGATTGACCCGAAAGACAAGACCGGCGCGGTGCAGGAACGCGACACAACGCGGGTCGTGATCAACTGGGCCAAGATCAGCGGTAGCGCGGTGCTTGAGGGGCCGACCGTCCTGCCGGGGCGGCATATCCCGCTCGTCGCGGTCATGGGCGAGGAACTTTACACCGGCGACCGCGTGTATCGATCCAGCGTCATTCGCCACGCCAAAGACCCGCAGCGGCTCTACAATTACTGGTGGTCAGCGCAAACCGAAGTGATGGCGCTGCAACCGAAAGCGCCGTTCATGATCACGGCCACGCAGGTTGCCGGGTTTGAGGAGTTCTGGAACGATCCCCAGGGGAACCGCCCGTATCTGCCCTACAACCCCGATCCGGCGGCTACTGGTGCGCCGCAGCGGGCAGCCCCGCCGCTGGCATCTACCGGCATGGCGCAGATGATTGCGATGGCCGCCAACGATCTGCGCAGCACTACGGGCATTTATGACGCCAGCCTGGGCCAGCGCAGCAATGAAAACAGCGGCGTGGCGATCAGGCAGCGCCAGCAAGAGGCGGACGTATCCACGTCGATCTATGCCGACAACGTGACAAAGGCGGTGCAGCAAGCCGGGCTGATCATGCTGGACCTGATCCCGGTGGCTTACGACACGGCCCGCGTTGTGCGGATTATCGGCAAGGACAAGGCCGTGTCGATGGCGCAGGTCAATCAGCCGGTCATCGATAACGGCATTGAGGCGGTCATCAACGACCTGTCGCGCGGGCGCTATGACGTGATGGTGTCCAGCGGCCCGAGCTTCACCAGCCGCCGCGAAGAGGCCGTTGCGGGCATGATGGAGTTTGTTCGGGTGATGCCGCAGGCCGCGCCGTTGCTGGCCGACCTGATGGCGAAGAGCATGGATTGGCCCGACGCTGACACCATCAGCGAACGGCTGCAGGCGTTGCTGCCCCCTGGTGCGGCGCAGGCAGGACAGCCGCCAAACCAGCAACAGCAGCAGCAGATGGCGCGGCAAATGCAGGCACAGCAGCGGCAAATGGAAGCCGCCAACATCATGCAGGAAATCGAACTGCGGACAAAACTCGCGGAGGCCAAGAAGGCTGAAGCGCAGGCCGCAGAAGCCGAGGCCGACGCAATGAAAGCGCGGCTTGAGGCTATGCAGGCGCAACTGCCTGCCCCGCAACTGGGCTACCAGCCCATGCCGCAGCCGGGCGCACCGGCCTAACCAACCCCCAGAGGAAAACATGAGCGAACAGGATTTGGCAGCCCTTGGGGCAGCCGATGAAGTCGTTACCCCTGCGCCGGAAGCGGCGGAAATCACTGAAGGGCAGGATCAAACCCCGCCCGCCCCGGAAGAAACCGAGGCTGAGAAAACCGAGACGCAGAAGCGGCGTGAGCGCCGGGCTGCGCATGAACAACGGCTGAAGGACCAAGCGGCGGACGCAGAGCGGCGGGCGGCAGAGGCGGAAACCCGCCTGAACCGCATCAAGGCCAGCGCCACCGGAGCGGAGCCGAAAGAGGCCGATTTCGCTGATTTCACGGAATACATGGCTGCCAAGGCCGCGTTTGCGGCGACAAAGGCAATCACTGGGTTCCAAGCGGCGGAAATCGAAGCTGAGGCCGGTCAGGCCAAGCAGGATTTGCAACAAATCGAGGCTGCCCGGTTTCAGGCGCGGCAAGAGGAGTTGGCGCAGTCATTGCCAGAGGCCCGCGCTGTCTATGCGGACTTTGACGCAGCGATTGCGGTGGCAAAACGGGCCGACATCGTGTCGCCTGAACTGTCGATGATGATCCTGGCATCTGATCAGCCCGCCGATCTGGCCTACCACCTCGGGAAAAACCCCGATCTGGCCCGCGCCCTGTCCAACATGCCCCCGATCGAAGCTGCGATGCAACTGGGCCGGATTTCAGCCGGTTTGCAGCGCCCACAACCCAAAACTGTCAGCACTGCACCCGCGCCGATCAACCCCGTGAAACCGGGCGGAACGGCGGCGAAACGCGTCGATGATATGAATTACGACGAATACGCCGCAGCGCGACGGGCTGGCAAAGTCAAGTAAGGACTGGACCGATGGCAAACACTGTCGTTACCCCGAGCATGATTGCGAAAGAGGCGCTTTTCCAACTGGAAAACAACCTCGTTTTCGGCAATCTGTCCTACCGCGCCTATGAAAAGGAATTCAGCGGCGGCCAAGGTTCCACCGTGTCGATTCGCAAGCCGGTGAAGTTCTACACCGCAGACGGCGCGACCCGCGTGAACCAAGACGTCGAAGAAAAGACCACCAACGTGGTCGTTGATCAGCGCAAGCATGTGTCTTGGAAGTTCGCAACGCAGGATCTTACCCTGTCGATTGAGAGCTATTCCGAGCGCTACATCAAGCCCGCGATGGTCACGCTGGCGAACACCATCGACAAGGCGGGCGCCACGCTCTATCGCAGCGTCTGGAACTCGGTGGGCACCCCCGGCACGACCCCGGCGACCTTTGCGGCTGTGGCGAGTGCTGCGCAGCGTCTGGACGAAATGGCTGTCCCTACTGACATGCGGCGCATGGCGGTGAACCCGGCGGCTCGCTATGCCATCGCTGGCAACCAGACCACGCTGAACGCGGTTGGCGACAAGTCGAAGACCGCCTACCAGCGCGCCGAAGTGGGCGAAGTGGCGATGTTCGAAATGTTCTCGACGCAGAACATCGTGAACCACACCGTGGGCGTGGCAACCGGCACTCCGCTGATCAACGGCGCGGCCCAAAACGTGACCTATGCCGCCGCCACCGGATCCAACTGGTCGCAATCGCTGATCACGGACGGCTGGACCAACTCGACCACCGGCATTGTCAAAGCGGGGGACGTGTTCACCATTGCGGGCGTCTATGCCGTCAACCCGGTTCCGGGCGAAGGCACGACCGGCAAGACCGTTCTGCCGTATCTGCAGCAGTTCACGGTGCTTGCGGATGCCAACTCGGGCGCGACGACCGGACCCGCAACGCTGACCATCAGCCCGCCGATCATCACCAGCGGCCCGTTCCAGACCGTTTCGGCGGCGCCTGCGGATAATGCGGCTATGACGGTCTTGGGCACGGGCGGCACTTCCTACCCGCAGAACATCGGGTTCCAGCAGAACGCATTCGCGCTGGTCACGGTTCCGCTGGAAATGCCTGACGGTGCGGCTTTCAAGGCCCGCGAAAGCGCCAATGGCCTCTCGGTGCGCGTGGTCAAGGACTACGACATCGCCAACGACGAGGACATCATCCGTATCGACGTTCTCTACGGCTGGAAAGCGATTTACCCCGATTTGGCCGTGCGCCTCTGGGGCTGATCAACCTTGGCGGGGCTATGACGGCCCCGCCTTTTCTCGCATTCAATGGAGGCTGAAATGTCAGCAGGACCAGCTTGGTTTTACCGCAAGGGCAAGGACGGCGCGGTGGAATCGAAAATCTTCGAAGATGGCAAGTGCCCGCGCGGTTGGAAAGATACGCCCGCTGATCTCATGGCGTCGGATGAGATGCCGGAACCCGATGAGCCGCCGAAGCAAGACCCGGTCGAGTGACGGCAATGACCACTGTCCGCGACATTGCCACCCGTGCGCTGCGTAAGATTGGCGTGACCGATCCCAATGCCGACGAGGCGGCGGCGGCGGTAGATGCGTTCAACGACATGATGCACGGCTGGCGTGCGCGCGGCGTTGATGTGTGGGGCGTGGGCGATGCGACGCGGGGCGGCCTGCCGAATATCTCCGTGAACCTCTCGGATTGGGGCGCTTCAGCCCCTTTCCCTCTGCCAGAAGCCTGCCGTGAGGCCGCGATTTACTGCCTCGCAGAGCGGATTGCGCCGGAATACGGGGCGCAAGTCACCTGGGACACGGGCGCGATGTTCCGCAGCGTTCAGGCGCATTACATGACCATCCCGAAGGTAAAGATCGACACGGCGCTGCGTTTTCCGTCGCCTCGCCTTGGCAGCGTGACACACAATGCCTGAGATCTTCGGCCCATCGCAGTTCGACCCGGTGAACAAGACCGCAAACACCCAGCGGTTATTCAACCTGTTTCGTGAGCCGATCGGGCAACGCAAGTTGCTGCGGTCCTGTGTCGGGCTGACGCAGCGGGCAACGACTGGGCAGTTTTTCTGCCGCGATTTGTTCGATCTGGACGGCAAGTTGTTTGGCGTTTTCGGGCGCAATCTTTACCGGATCAGCGGCGCGACGGTTACGCTGATCGGGGACGTTGGCACCGGTCATGTGCAGTTTTCGCGCAATGCGGAGCGGCTGACGGTGACGGCTGGCGGGCGCTATTTCGTCTGGGACGGGGAGGCGCTGACCGAACCCGCAACCGGCGCGTTTTCGGCGTTTGGCTCGGTGGATTATCTGGCGGGCCGCACCATCCTGACCGAGTTGAATGGAAGTCGGCTCCAATGGTCGGGCATAGACGATCCGTCAACACTGGACGGCCTGAATTTTGCCGCAGCGGAAAGCCGTCCGGATAAGGTGCTGCGCGTGATTGTGTCCGGATCGGCGATGATGCTGTTTGGCGAGCAAAGCACCGAGATTTGGGGCGCGACGGGGCAAGGCGGGGCCAATGCTTTCGCGTTGCTGCCCGGTGCTGTTGTTGACACGGGCCTTTTCGCCTTTGGCACCGCGACACGGATCGACGGCGGCGTGTTTTTGGTGGGCGATGATGGCATTGCCTACATTGCAGCCGGAACAACCTGGCAGCCGGTATCGACACCCGCCGTCAACGCCGCCATTGCCACGCATGGACCGACCCGGTGCAAATACTGGGAGGACAGCGGGCACAAATTCTGCGCCATTGGCTTCGCGGATCGGCCCGACTGGGTTTACGACATCACGACGCAGGAATGGCACGAGCGCGGGGAGGGCGTGGACGGCGCATGGCGGGCAACCGCTGCGGTCCGGTCTGGCGGGGCGTGGTATTTCGGGGCCGATGATGGCGCGCTCTATTCCGGGGCGCGGGATGGCATGGACGCCGGGGCGCCGCTGATCCGGCAAGCGACAAGCGGCGTTATTGAGCGCGGCGGCGATTACTTCGGGCTGTCACAGGTGCTTTTCGGGGCCAGCTATGGCGAGCAGGTCATGGACCGGGCCGCGTCTCTGGTGCTGGAAGTCAGCCGCGATGGCGCTACTTGGGGCGAACCGCGCGCCTGCGATGTGGGCTTTAACGGCGATTTCAGCAAGCGCGCCGTGTTCCGCGCGCTGGGCCGGTCGCGCCGGTTTGCGCTGCGCCTGACATTTTCCGACCCGTGCGATTTTTCGCTTTGGGCCGATGCGGAGGTGAAGCTGGTATGAGCAACAATATCCAGTCGCTTTTCGGTACCGAAGTCATCACGCGGGAATCGCACCCGGTTTGCGTCCGCGTTCTGCGCGAGGCGCTGGCAAAGGCGGAAGCCGGTGAGATTGTCGGCGCTGTCATTTGCATGATCCACCATGACCAATGCACCAGCTTCTCCATTGGCGGGCTGATTGGCGGATACGGCATCATCGGCGCTATGGAACATGCCAAGGCCGACATCATCAAGGCGGATGACTGATGGCCGCCCCCATCGTTTCCCCGCTCCTTCGCTACATCGACAAAGACGGGCGCTTGACGCGCGAGGGGCTGGAGCTTTTCGCGGCCCTGTTGCGCCAAACCGCAGAACTTGAAGCGCGGGTTTCCGCGTTGGAGGCTTAATCATGCTTGGAGCAATCATTGGCGCGGCTGGCAGCCTGTTGGGCGGCGCCTTGGGTATCAATGCTGCCGATCGTGCCGCAAACCAGCAGATGCGGGCGATAAACCATCAGCTGAATTTCGCCAAGCAGGTTTACCGCGACCAGAACGCGCTGTTTCAGCCATGGCGCGAAATGGGCATGCAGGGCCAGCAGGCATACATGTCCGAACTTGGCCTTGGCAATGCCCCGGCGGGGTATAAGGGCTACAGCGCAACACCCGGCTATGACTGGCAACTGAACCAAGGGCTTGACGCGGCGCAATCGGCGGCGGCGGCTCGTGGCGGCATGATGAGCGGTGCCACCCTGCAAGCCATGCAGACCTATGGAAACGGCTTGGCAAATCAGGACTACAACACCTATCTGAACCGCCTACAGGGCGTTGGCGCGCAGGGGCAGGCAGCGGCGGGCAACCAAGCGACGGCGGCGCAGAACTATGGCCAGAACGCAATCAACGCGGCGGGGTCTTATGGTGACGCGCAGGCATCCGGCACAATCGGCGGCTATAATGCTTTGTCCGGTGGCATCAACAACGCTATTTCCACCTATGGGTATCTGAGCAATCAGCAGCCCCAGAACGGCGGATCGAATTGGCTCGGCGGGTGGTGATGGACGTTCGCACCGGCATTATTTCGACGGCGCAGGCCCTCGGGATGGACCCGGTGGACCTCGCAACCATCATCAGTTATGAGACGGGCGGCACGTTTGATCCATCGCAGCCCGGCCCCGTCACCCAATGGGGAAAACACAGGGGCCTGATCCAGTTTGGCGAGCCGCAGGCCAAAGAATACGGCGTCAACTGGCAAGACCCTGCCGGATCACAGCTTGGCCCCGATGGGGCCGTGGCGCGCTATTTCAAGGCCAATGGGTGGCAGCCGGGCATGAGCCTGCTGGACGCCTACAGCATCGTCAATGCGGGCGGGCCGGGCCGCTACGGCGCATCAGACGCTAACAACGGCGGGGCGCCTGGCACCGTGGCCGACAAGGTTGCGGGCATGGACGCGCACCGGGCAAAGGCGATTGCCCTTCTCGGCGGGGATAACGCCCTGTCGGCCCAACAGCCGCAGCAGCAGAACACGCTTTCCGGCGCGCCGCAGCAACAGCAGCGCCAGCAGCAGAACGCGTTGGCGCTGACGCCGGTGCAGATCGATCCGCGCATGTTTCAATCGCGGAAATACAACGCGCTCTATGCGCCTTTCACGACAGGGGCCGCCTGATGGATACCCGCATTCCCCTGATGGGCCAGCCGATTGACTTCGTGGGGTCGATGGCGCGCGGCGTTGGTGCCGCGCAGATGCAGAACCAAGCCAGCCGCGAGAACGCACTTGCCGCGCTTTACCAGCAGCAGGGGCCGCAGATTGCGGCGGGCGATCAAGGCGCGCTGAATGCATTGGCGGCGCTTGACCCGAACGCCGCGCTTGGGGTGCAACAGACCCGTCAGGGCATGGCTGGCGATGCGGAACGGCTGCGGCTGGCCCGTGAGGCCGGGCAGCGCGAAGCGCAGCGTATGGCGGCGCAGGCGACGGCAGAGCAAGTGGCGGCAGAGGCCGAAAAGGGCCGCAACCTGATCCTGCAGGGCACGGCGATGTATGAGGCCTGGACGGCTGGCGATCAAGGAGCCGGGCTGGCGCTGAACGCGATGCTGCAACAGCATGGCATTCAAGGCAATGCGCAGTCGTTCCCGCAGATCATAGCCGTGACGGCTGGCGCGCTGGATACGCTTTCGGCGCTGCAGAGGATGAGGCCGAAGGGTCCGACGATCCGCGCCGCGACCCCGCAAGAGGCCGCACAGTATGGCGCGGCAGGCGGGCAGATCGATGAGGCGACCGGGCGGTTTACCCCGATCAACCTGCCGTCAGGGATGAGCGTCACCACGGCGGATGGCACGGTCATTCGGCAAGGGCCGGGGGCATCGTCTGGCCCCGCTCTTGGCGGCTACAAGCCCACCGATGTATCAAACGTGGTTTCTTCCATCGACGCCATTCTTGCCGATCCGAACCTGAACCGGGTTGTCGGCCCTGTAGAGGGTGGGGGTGGAAACAACGTCGACGATCTGTCAACCTTGCAGCGCATGTATTACGGCGGTGAAGGCCTATCGCTGATTCAGAAGATCGGGCAACTGCAAAGCACGACATGGCTGGCTGCCCGCGATATGCTCAAGGGAGGCGGTGCGATTACCGACTACGAAAGCCGCAAGGCCGAGGCCGCAATGGCGCGCCTGAGCCGCGCGACAAGCGAGAAAGAGTTTAGGGCGGCACTGGCGGAATTGCGTGATGCGGTGACGCAGGGGCAGGAGAAACTTGCCGCAGTGGCTACTCAGCCCGCGATGCCGCCGCAGTCCAATGGGGCTTCGGCCCAACCGGCTGCGGATCAGGCGCCCCCGGAAGGTTGGCTGCCTGATGTTTGGGCGGGCCTATCACCAGCGGCTCGCGCATATGTTCTGCAATTCGACGCTGCCAAATAGTCCAACTGACTTTCAGCGCGATAACAACCCACAGCAAATCGAGCTTGAACGCTTCGGCGGCATCGCTAAGCGCATACCAGTAAAACCCGAAGAATAGCAGGGCAACGCCCCATGGAATGCATAGCCATTTCATGGGGCGAAAGCCTACGCTTGGAAGGCTCATATGGCAACCGTTGAAGAACTCATCCAATCGGCGCAGCGGGCATCTGCGGCGGGGAAACCTGAAATTGCGCGCGAGTTGATTGCTGCGGCCAAGAAAATGCAGGCCGCATCTGCGCCTCAGGCCGCTTCCGGTCCCGATGTAGCAATGCCGCCGCGCGCCTATGGCCCGAACGGTCGCGCCGCGCAGCCAACGGCTGAAAACTACCAGTTCGGAGATACCGTCGCAGCGGCTACAGAAGGCCCGCGCCAAGCGTTTTCCGCATTTTCTGCGGGAATGGGAAACCCTGCGCAAAGTCCCACCTACAACGCCCTGCCAGAGAGCATGGGGCCATTGCAGCGCGCAGCGGTCGGCTACCTGGGCGATGCGGCCATGACTGGCGTCTCGGCCCTTGGCGTTGGCATTGCGGGGCTTGCAGGCGCGGCGGGCGAAGTCATCGGCCAAACGCCCACCAGCAAAGGGCAACTGGCTCGGGATTTGCTGATGGCGTCTCAGGTGGCGGTGCCGGAGCTTGCGGGTGTGTCGTCAACTACCCGCATCGCCGGGGCTGCGTCAAAGGTGCCGACCGAACTGACACCGGCTCAAGCCGCAGCGCGCGCGGCAATCGAAACTGGCGTAACGCCAAGCTTGGGCATGACCGGGAAAACCGGCGCCATGATCGCCGCAGGGCTTGAGAAGATCCCGCTTGCCGGTGATCTGATCGCCAAGGACGCGGCACGCGTGGTTGGGGAATTGCAGGGCGCGCTGGAAAAGGCAAAGGCCACGCTCGGCCCGGCATTTTCGGCGGTTGAAGCTGGGGCCAAACTGCGCGGCGGGCTGAATGCCTATGTCACGCGCTTCAATGCGAAATCAGGCGAATATTACGACAAGGTGGCGGAACTTCTGCCGCCCGACACAATGGTTGCGCCAACTGCCACGCTCGACGCCATTGCAAAAAGCAAGGCGGCGTTTGCCAATAACCCGGCGCTTGCATCCAAGCTCGGACTGAACGGCTGGGACGCGGTGGCGGCAGAAGCCAGCACCAACGGGATGCCTTGGCTTGCGGTGCGCAAGTTCAGAAGCAGCATCGGGGAGGCCATTGGGCGTCAGTCCGATGTTCTGGGGTCTGATGATCTGGCAACGCTGAAATCGCTCTACGGCGCCCTGTCCGATGACATGGCAGCGGCGGCAAAGGCAGCAGGCCCGAAGGCATATGCGGCATGGGATTGGGCAAACCGCTACTACGCCAACGGCGCGCGGCGGATCGAAGAGGCCGTCAAGCCGTCGCTGTCCGCAAAAAGCCCGGAAGCCGCTTTTGAGGCTTTCAGCGCAATGGCGAAGGCTGATCGGGCGTCTGCTGATGTCGGGCGAATGCTGAAAGTAAAAGCCTCCATGAAGCCGAGTGAATGGAACGCGGTTTCGTCTTCGATCATTGACCGGCTCGGCAAGGCGCCAAACGGGCAGCAGTCCGCAGCGGGTGACACGTTCTCCCCCGGCGTCTTTCTGACGCAATGGAACGGTATGTCCGCAGAAGCAAAGCGCATTTTGCTACCCGAGGACGTGCGGATCGAACTCGACAAGCTGGCGACGGTTTCGGAAGGCGTGAAGCGTGCAAACCTTGAGCGGAACAACTCCAACACCGGCACGGCAAACAACTTGTCGCGCATCGCCATTGGCCTGACTGTCGCCCCCACCACCACCGTAAGCGCCTTGGCCGGGGCAACTGTCAGCGCCCGCGCAATGACCTCCCTCCCGTTTCTTCGCGCCCTGAACCGGGCAAAAGCCGGTGATGCAAAGCCGCTGATGGCAATGGCAAGCGGGAACGGAGCCTTCACCGCAGATGCACGGGAAGTGCTGCGCCTGATGGGCGCCGATGCTGCGACGGCGTCTCCTGCAAATTCCGAACAAGCGCCGCTTCGCGCGGTTCGCTGAACAAACCCCACACATCGCGAGGCATCGTCACAGATGGCTGATCAAATTATCCTTGCCCCGTCGCGGGCACTCGACGCCAATGCTGATCCGGTGGTTGCGGCGCGGGCATATTTTTACCTGACCGGCACCATGACAGCCGCAACGGTAACGAGCGCCACCGGGACGACGCTGCCCTGGCCGCTTGAAGCCGACCTCAACGGGGTATTCCCGCAGGCATTCTACGCAGGGGCGTCGGCGCTCAAGGT